TTTATTCTCAAACGTTGACTTAGGCAAATCTACAATATTCTGAATGGCAACATCTAATAAGTTTGCGTCAATTCGTTCAGCAATTTTCTCTTCTGCCATCTCCATTGTAATATAGAGTACGTTTTTCCCTTGGAGCAACACGGAGCTAGCAACATGGCACATGAATAAAGACTTGCCGACGCCTGTACCAGCAAGCGCGATAGTAAGAGTCTTATTAGATATACCCCCGCTCGTAATCTTATTAAGGTATTCGAGATCAAACGAAACCTTCTCCTCCTTCCTGTGATAGTACTCATACCTTTCTTGATAATTTTCTAAGTAGTCGTGTCCAATGTTGTTGTCAAAAGAAACTGCCAGGGCATCAGAAAGAATAGAAGGAATCGCATCCCTACTCTTCTTCTCATCATTTCCATCTGCAATGTGAATAGATTCCATCAGTGCAAGATAAATCGCACGATCACGACACCACTTTTCGGTGGTATCTAATAACCATTCATTATCTACTGGAAGATCCGTAAACGAATTGCAGATGTCTCTGGTTTCTTTAATCTCACTCTCGTTTAGATCTGTTCGGTTTTCAACCTCAATATTTAGTGCTTCGGTTGTAATGGCAGAACCATACTTCACAATGAACTGAGTAATCTCCTCAAAGATTACCTTTTCACCTCTTTGCTCAAAATATGTTGGTTCTATAAATGGAATGACTTTGCGAGAATAATTTTCGTTGCATATTAAGTTTCTGAGAATTGTAGTCTCAATTCGTTCCATATGAGAAAATTTTGTTCGCGGCAGCATCAAGTTGCTGCATTACTTCTTCGGTAAAATAAACTTCTGGTTCTTTCAGAATTGCCTTGGCATAAACTTTCTTACCATCTATTTCATAGCGACCGGCAACGTTCTTCCACATTCCGGCAAGTTCACCTAACTCAAGTAAACCATAATACCTATCAAGACCACGCTCATCGTAATAAAGACGCACTGTAACAATTTGATTTTCTTTACTTAAACGTGACTTAGCAGTCTTTGCCTTGATAAGATTTCCGATGACTTCTGTTCCATCTTTTTCTTTCTTCTTGCTGAGATGAATAATGGTACTGGCAGCATACTTAAGACCACTACCACCTCCCATCTCTTTAGTAGGAACATAAGAACCGATAACGTCATAAGTGTGGTTGGTAACGATCATTGGAATTTTAGCCTGCCCCAGTTTAAGTGTCAACATTCTAAACGCACCTTTAATCAGTTGTGATTTTGTCATATCACGAACTTGCTTTTCGTTAAGTGCGTCGGTGATCTCCTTCTCTGTGGAAAGCATTCCTAAAGAGTCTAGCACAAACATACAGGGTTTGCGTTCATCTTCAGATTTTTTCAAGTACATATCCACTGCCTTGAGTGCCTTACTACGGAACTCTTCAACAGTTACTACATTAACCACAACCAGACGTGAGAGATCAATTCCTCTGCTTTCGAGAAGAGATTTATTAACTGCTGCCTCGGTGTCAAAATAAAGGCAATATCCGTCAGGATTAGAATCAAGAAAGTTTTTGACGACAGCGAGAGAAAAGAAAGTCTTGCCAGTAGAAGACTCGCCAGCAATGGCAGTAATCTTATTCCCAGATACGCCACCAAATATACTACCTGAAACGAGTCCGTTAAAGATGTACGAACCTGTGTCCACGTAAGTTTCTGTATCGTCGATGTCTTTTGCCAGTTTGGTATAGTCATCTCCAATCTCTTTTACAATTTCGTTTAAAAAATCCATTACATTACAATTCCATAATCTTCACGGGCAATTTTTTTGTAAGGTCCGCCTGGGTTAGCATCGCGGATATCCTTAATCCTTTTCAGTTTCTGATAAAGGGCAGCATCTCCCCCGAGACGCATAGCACTAATAATAGTGCCAAGTTCTTTGTCGTTAATAGGCAGGTCCATTATCCAAAAAATAGTTCCAGGTTTACAGTTTTTTCAACGTTCCACCCAATCGCATCTAGGATTGCTTTGAGTGGTTCTACAAAACTCTTTTGGAATTGTAGTTCATAGTCGATATACTTGTCAAGACCAAGTTCATGTGGAAAATCCTGGATAAAAGAAACCACGTTTTCCTGAATGATATTTGGTTTTTTCAAGTAAATGAATTTAATTTTTTCACCATTACCAATAAGAGAATACTTATTTGTAAGTTTCTTATCTTTTATGTAATGATTAAACAGAAGAGCACCACGAACATGAATGGGAGTTCCCTTCATGTAAATATCAGCATGTGAATGATACTTGCGAACATCAGATGCAGTCCTAGGAAAGGCAATCTGTTCGGGAGGAAGATTCTTGAATTCTGTTCGACAGTTTTCAATAAAATCAATAACGTCTTCTTCAGTTGCATTCATCATCAACTTCAGACCATCTTTAATCATCTTCCTACAAGGCGCTGGAGTTGAAGATTTAACTGCCTCAATACCCATCATCTTGAGTTTAGGTTCAGTATATTGAACCCCCTCACTGTTCCACACGTTGAGAATATATCGCTTCTTCGCAGTCCAGATACCACGTTCAGCGATATTCTCACGCTTCATTTGCATTTTCTGGTCATATGCCGAGACATAGTCCGCCAGTTCCTGGTAACATTTTTCAATGTATGGTTCGAACTTTTCTTCGCAGATCTTATCAAGTATTGCCACAATTGCTGTTTTATCGCTAGACTTAGCACTAAAAAATTTATCAACAAGAGGTCCAAGATTAAGATAGATTGAGTCAGTGTCAGATGCAATGACATAATCCTCACCTTCCGTTTGCAAAAGATTATTTAGATACTTATTCATTCGGTTTTCAATCCAACGAATTGATACCTGCCCAGAAAGAGTAATTGCTTCAGCATTAGCAAGTTTATAATACCTGAAATACTGATTACCAATAGCACCATAAGCACTATTAAGTTGAATCTTACGTGCCATCTGAATATTATTACATCTGGCAATCTCTTTCTCTAATTCTTTGGTTGCAGTCTTCTCATAGTCTTGCTTTGCCTGGAGCATCTTCTTTTTAAAGACAGTTCGATCTTTATAGATCTTTTCCATCAATTCAGGAAGAAATCCACGAACATCTTTACGATACATGGCACCATTAGCACATACCGCACTGTCCTTATACATCTCAAAAGTTATTTGCTGATCAAGTATCTTATCAACAGTTGCTGATGGATGTCTGGTATCTTGGAGTGTCTCTGGTGAGATGTTGTATTGCATAATAAGATGGGGATACAGACTATTAAGGTCAAAACTAACCACCCAATCATACTTTCCTGGAATCGGTTCTTTAACATATGCACCTGCATACTTTTCGTTTTTATCAGAACGCACCTTAGGAGGAATAACAATATTTCTCTTCTTTAGATAATTATAAATGATGGTGTCCCACATACGAACTTGTGAGAACACATCTTCATAATTCACCTTGGCATCATATGCCATAGTAAGAGCGAGTTCAATGAGTTTCATCTTGTCCTCCATACGGTCGACAAGTTCTACGTCAATGATATTGTATTCTACAAACTTCTGCCACCCATTTGTGTAGAAGTCCTTAAAAGTATCAAACTCAGAGTGATCCAGTTTCTTTTGTCCAAGTTCTACACTGGCAATATAATCCAGTCGATAAGATTCTTGTGCTTTGTAGGTAAACTTTTTATAGAGATCGAGATAGTCTAACTGAGATATTCCACCAATATCATAGGAAAGTTGCTTCCTGCCAGCAATGAAGATCTCATGTTCCGTTACCAATCCCCAAGGAGAAAGTCTCTTCATCAACTTTTCACCAATGATTCTATCCATACGGCGAACCAGATATGGAATATCATACAGTTTACTATTCCAACCAGTCAGAACCTCAGGAGTATTCTCTTCAATCATCCACCAGTTGATGAAATCATTGAGAAGATCATACTCATTGTTAAACTGCTTATAGTAATGATTACCTTGCTTCAGTTTAAAAGGTCCTTGCCCCCAAGTAACAATTTCCTTAGTATTATAATCCTGAATAGTAATAAGTAGGACTTCCTCAGCAGCAGATTCTACATCTGGGAATCCATTTTCAGAAGCAACCTCAATATCGATAGTTGCAAGTTTGACTTTACTGATATCAAACTTGATTTCATCTTCAGAATAGTTCTCAGAAATATACTGATAGATAAAACGTTCATTACCAGAAATCTTAAATCCTTCTACACCATCATAAGTTTTAATAAACTCTCGACAATCACGGACAGTTCCTGGTTGCACAGACTCAACATATTCACCTTCAAGAGTTTTGTATTTGGTTTTTTTCTTGCTATTAACAAAAAGAGTTGGATAAAACTTCTCGCGAGTCATGAAGTGGCGTCCATCTTCATAACCTCGCACAAGGAAGTTATTACCCACCATTTGAACGTTTGTGTAGAATCGCATCAGTTACTTGACTAAATTTGTTTTCCTGCATGAACTTCCGCTTGGCAAAGGTGTTTACATCCACCTTCTTACCAGTGTAGGTCTCATACGCCATCATGAACATTGTAAAGTAATGCCAGTGTGCTTGGGGCATATACTGTGGAGAAAGACATACAAAGATGTAATCAAATTTATAGTCTTCAAACTTATAACTATCTCTGGTATAAGTTTCATACTTATCACCTAAGATTTCATAATTAAAAGTATTCTTTTGCAAATTACGACTGTTTGGATTTGTAATCCAAGTAAACTTGGTGAGTTTATTTTTTACATGCAACCAAGCACCCCAATTACCCTCATGCACTCTATCAAACATTCTCAGTGCTTGATATTCTGCATCTAAATTTTCTCCTCCAGGAAAATCATCAGAAAAGTCATTACAGAAGATATCATCATGATGATCAATATTGATTAAATCAATATTTTTATGACTCTGAAGTTCATATAAAATCTCATCATGTTCATATCCAAAACTAACATTGGAACAGTTCTTTAAAGCCTTTAAAAATACATCATAGCAATAAATTACAGATGAGGTATCGGCATAAAATTGAGATTCTTGAAACTGGGTATATTCATATAGATGCTTCCACCTAGTCATAGGATCTTCATCGAATAGTATATCCGAATAAGTTTCTATCGAAGGACCCATAATATAATCAAGGTCAATACTCAATACTTTATAAGTCATCCAACAACCTCCTTATACTGTTTCATAACTTGTTCAGATGGATCAACAATCGTTATAAAATTATCAGATCCAACCATAAGAGATCTCTGATCCGTGCAAGATGGCCAACGATTCAACTGCCCATTCTCACCAATTTCACAAGGATTTACAAGACGACAGTCTGGTTCACCAACTTCGGCACCAACTTCAAGCATCTCAGATACTACTGTAATTCCTGTTTTAAACAACAAACACTTAATCATTTTCAGATTCTCCATCAGTATACTTTTCATACATTGCTAAAACTCTATCAACTGGATTCATCACAGTAACAATCCAATCTTTTGGAATAGCAAATTCTTCATCATCAGTAATCATAAACCAAGATGAAAGGGAAACCTCAACAGAAGTTTGATTAGATACTTCTTCGGAAAGAAACATCGGAGTAGACATATCAACTTTCTTGGGTTTATTAAATAGATATCCAATAACTTTGTTTTCATCAACAAGCTCTTTGATATCAGAAATCAGAACCTCTCCTGATTTCAATAATGCTAATTTTACACTCATAATCAGATCTGCTGTCCAGTCATTATAGCAAGAAAAAAGAGGGGAGTCAACTGGATTGTGCCAGTTTCCCCTCTGCGGCGACGATATACTATATTTAGTAGAGAGGATTACTTTTACAAAGTTTAGATACTCTTTCCAAACACTCCTCTTTATTTCCTTCTTGCTCATAATTGTTTAAACGACTTGCGATAATATCAGCAACTTCAACAAAATCGTTTTCATCAAACCCTCTAGTAGTAAGAGCAGCAGTGCCTAAACGTAATCCACTGGTAACAAAGGGAGACTCAGGATCAAAAGGAACTGTATTTTTATTTGCAGTAATATTAATTTCACTCACAAGTTGATCAGCAAACTTACCTGTGATTCCTAGACTTCTCAAATCAAGTAGAACAATATGATTATCTGTTCCGTCAGACACAATATTGATACCATTTTCAATTAATCTACGACCAAGAGATTTTGCATTAGCAACAACTTGAAGACAATATTCTCTGAATTCTGGTTTAAGTGCCTCACCGAATGCAACTGCTTTTGCAGCAATCACATGTTCCAATGGACCACCCTGAGTTCCTGGAAATACTGCCTTGTCTAATCTCTTACCCATCTCCACATCATTAGACATAATCAACCCACCTCTTGGACCTCTCAGAGTCTTATGAGTTGTTGTGGTAACTACATCTGCATATGG